ACTGCGGCTACACTGCTAGTTTTGTTCCGGGTAGACATCTAAGTTTCAAGTTTAGGAAATTGTTAGCCTGGTTAGGTGCAGATGATCTTACAATAAGGCATTTGGTAATTGATGCTGTAAGGCTTAAGGAATTAGTAGCACCAGAACAACTTGAAGAAACTCCACAAGAGGAGATCAAGTTTGACCAGAGAGAACTACCCGACGGGTCAACGAGTCTAACATCGTGGATGACCCGGATGATTCAAGATGACCATTGCTTGATTCCCTCCCAACTCACACGTGGGGTTGAGTACTTGGCTAGCAGGAGCATAGACACAGCTCGATATGAGTTTTACTTTACAGACAGCAAAAGTTACAACTATCATCGTAGAATTATAATACCATATTACTACGAAGGTAAAATGGTAGGCAGTAGTGCAAGAGCATTGGATGATAGCGTAAAACCCAAGTATTGGAGTAATCATCCAGCAGACTATGTGTTTAACTTGGACAAGCAACACAAGGATTCCAAGTTTGTCGTTGTGGTTGAAGGACCTTTTGATGCCATGGCTGTGGATGGAGTAAGTATACAAGGCAGTGAGATAAGTGATACACAAGCAGAACTGATAGACAGACTACAGCGTGAAGTGATAGTTGTTCCGGACACAGATAGTGCAGGGCGCAAACTGGTAGACCGTGCTATAGAACTTGGATGGACAGTGAGTTATCCTGTATGGCAAGAAACTTGCAAAGACCTAAACGAAGCAGTGGTTAAATACGGTAAATTGTTTGTGCTAAAAAGCATACTAGACGCAAGGGAAACAAGCCGTTTGAAGATTGAATTGAAGAAGAAAAAACTGTATAATTAACTATATGAAAGAATATTCAGCAGAAATACAAAAACTGTTTTTAGAAATGATGATGCAGGACGCAGAAACATTTGTGCGTGTGCAGAACATTTTCAACGAAGAGAACTTTGATCGAAGTTTGCGTGAAGCGGCCAAGTTTATAAGGGAGCATAGCAGTGAATATAAAACTATGCCCACAAAGGAACAGATACTGGCCCAAACAGGAGTTGAGCTTAAAGAAGTGCCTGACGTTGGTGAAGGACACTATGATTGGTTCATGGTAGAGTTTGAAGGCTTTAGTCGTAGACAAGAACTTGAACGTGCTATCCTCAAAGCGGCGGACATGATCGAAAATGGTGAATATGATCCTGTTGAAAAATTAATCAAGGACGCAGTGCAGATCAGTCTCACCAAGGACATGGGTACTGACTACTTTGAAGATCCTAGAGCAAGGCTCATGAAGATCAAAGACAACAACGGACAGGTCAGCACAGGTTGGCCCACTATGGACAAGCGACTGTTTGGTGGTATGAACAGAGGCGAACTGAACATTTTTGCAGGTGGTAGTGGTAGTGGTAAGAGTTTGTTCATGCAGAACATTGCTATCAACTGGATAAGCCAAGGACTTAACGGTGTGTTCTTAACACTGGAACTTAGTGAAGAACTGTGTGCTATGCGTATGGATGCAATGGTTGCTAATGTTGCAACCAAAGAAATATTCAAGGACATGGATACACTTGAAATGAAGATACGTATGGTGGGCAAGAAGTCGGGTAACTTGCGTATCAAGTACATGCCAGCACAGAGCAACGTTAATCAGATCCGAGCATACTTGAAAGAACTAGAAGTACAGACAGGAAAAAAAGCAGACTTTATCATGGTGGATTATTTGGACTTGGTTATGCCAGTTAGTGCTAAAGTAAGCCCAAGTGACTTGTTTGTTAAAGACAAGTACGTAAGTGAAGAACTGCGTAACTTGGCACGTGAATTTGAGATATTGATGATTACAGCATCGCAGTTGAATCGTAGTGCAGTCGAAGAAATTGAGTTTGACCACAGCCACATATCGGGTGGTATTAGTAAAATCAACACAGCAGATAATGTGTTTGGTATCTTTACAAGTAGAGCAATGCGTGAGCGTGGACGCTATCAGATACAATTGATGAAAACTAGAAGCAGTAGTGGTGTTGGGCAAAAAGTTGACTTGGAGTTTAACTTGGAGAGTCTGCGCATTACAGACCCAGGTGAAGAAGGACAAAGTGAAAGTGGTGGATTCGGTGGACAAAAGCCAGGTGCTATTATGGATCAAATAAAAAGCACCAGCAGTGTTACGCCAATCGGTCAGCCACAAGAGTCTGCTAAAGTAAATGCTGGGGTAGACAGCACCAAACTAAAACAAATGCTCGCTGGAATCAAGGCCGGTAAATAAAATTATGAGTCAAGAAGAAATAAAGTTTGAAGTAACGTTACTAGCTGAGTATTGGGATGAACCACCCATTGCAAAGATCTATATCGACGACGTTTGCAAGTGGGACGGAGACCTCTCAAACGGATCAAACACTATAACGTTTAAAGATACGCTGAACTTTACAGAACATACACTACGCATAGAACGATCCAACAAAACAGATGGCCAACACCAGTCTGACGAAAAAACACAACTCCTTTCATTGGAAAAATTGGTTATTGATGGAGTGAACATTAGAGATATCGTGTGGACGTATAGTTGGTACGAGCCCGAGTACCCAAAATTATGGGCATTAATGCAAAAGAAACAAGGAAATGTGCTAGAAGAAAAAATTTTAGCAGAAACAAACTGGGGGCATAATGGTAATTGGTATTTAAACTTTACAAGCCCGGTGTACATGCATATTATAAATTGGATGAATAGGGAATTAGATGCAGTTATCTAAAAGAATACATCAAGTAAACGACAGTTATATGAAAGAGCTCAAAGCTCGTTGGTTCAGTGAGAATCATAAGTTGGTAGCATACAACGAGTTTGTTCCAATAGCCGATGAATGGTTTAAATCTTCAAAACTTAATACGCTAGATGGTTGGAACGAGTTTGATTGTAAAGACGTGATAATGGGTTGTACTCATTATATTGAAAATTTTATTATTAGACATGGATGGGATGGTTTTCAAATATTACCCTTAGAGTACGGATACTACGGAATGTTGGGTAAGTTTGGCAACGAACCTGGTGACCTAGAAGAGAATAAACCTTTAATATTAAGTTTACCAAATTGGCGTTACGGTAGTATCAGACCGGATTGGCAGGATGTGTTACGCGAATGCGAAAAAAAGAACATAGACATACACATAGACTTCGCATGGTATACAGTAGCAAAAGACGTCAACATTGATCTGTCACATCCAAATATTAAAAGTTTTGCAATGAGCATGAGCAAGTACAGCCTGTCTTGGAATAGAATAGGCTTGCGTTGGTGTAAACAACGCTCTATGGATTCAATAGCTGTAATGAACAGATACTACACTGATGTAAATACTGCATTAACATCATGCGGTGCATTTATGATAGAAAATATGCCAATAGATTATGGCTGGGAAACTTATCGTGATAAAAATCATAAGATATGCACAGAGAATAATTGGACACCCACTGACCTAATACATGTAGTAATTGACCCCAACGATGGCCAAACCTATGGTATAGGAGATGCACTAGTAACTCCATGACTTGTGTGGTAAATCAGCATTGGGATCAGTTAACAACTTGTGTAGTAGGTAGGACTTATCCCAATGAGTTGCTGAGTTTTATTTCTGATCGCAATGCTCGATATGTATTAGAAAGAATATCCAACGAAACAGAACAAGACTTACAAAACTTTATTGGACTACTGGAACATTTTGATGTTGAAGTCCTACGTCCAGCGGCAGTTGATAACATTCAGGTAGGAAATAAAATACTTCCACCTCCGATAACGCCGCGAGACGATATAGCAGTAATAGGCAACAAAGTTTTCATGCCAACCACAAACAAGAATGCCAGATGGAACGATATTAAAGGAGAGGATTGGCCTGAGTTGCCGCCAGCAGATGATCACGAGTGGCAGTTACTTGATAGCTGGATAAAGCAAGAACTAACGAATATATATGGAATAACAAAACTGGAAGATCTGTACTATAAAGATTTTTCAAACTACAAGAATATAGAAAAGCATTTCCTACAACACGGAAATAAAATATACTATGATCGTAAAATAGATTCTGCAATGGTGAGCAGGATAGGCAAGGATTTATTCTTTGGTACTTGGGAAGAAAATGAAGATAGGTTATCTGAGTATCAAGACTTGTTTCCTGATCATAGGTGTCATGTTATTGACACACAAGGTCACCTTGACGGAGTATTTTGTCCGGTTGCACCTGGACTAATAGTAAGCAACACAGAAATTTCCTTAGAACAATTCAAATCGAACTTCCCGGGCTGGGAAGTAGTATACATTAGTCCAA